AGGCTGGGCTTTAGGAGTTGTTGAAGAAGGTAAAGAAGCACAGGGTGAAGTAAACCTATATAAGATTCTAGAGCGTAGAGCATTAGAACTTGCATCTATAGGACTTATGGTAACTGATGATGAAGAACTTGATGACTTAAACGTTCTAACTGAAAAGAAACGTGGTGATACATTGCTGGTACGTTCAGGAAAGACATACAAGAACCTAGATACTACATCTAACTCATTACAATTCTTACCAAGTGCTGTTAATTCATGGCAAGACTCTTACAAGTCTACTATGTCAGCATTTGACTCTGTAACTGGAGAAGAGACTACATCGGGTCTTTCATATCGATTAGGATTGCTACAAGCTAAACAAGCAAGCTCAATCTTTGACTATAGAAGAGAAAAAAAAGGAATTTGTCTTGGATCTAAGGTTATAACTAAGTGGATTCTACCTGAAGTTGCAAAAGGTATTGATAAAGACTTTATTCTTGAGGCTGGATTCTCAGCTGAAGAGATTGATATTATTCATGACCGATTCGCTTTATCTATTGCTAATAGAAAAGTACAGGACATCTTGGAATCAGGAAAAGAACTTGACCCATTGACATATCAAGAAATGATTGCAGAAGTTAAAGATAACTTACCAAAAAAAGAAATTCAATTCCTAGATATTAAAAAAGGAGACTTGAAAGAAGCTATTGACAATATTCGTGTTGATATTACTGGTGAAGAAGAGAATGTAGCAGCTAAACTTGAAACATTAAACTCTCTATTACAAATGGCAATGCAAGACCAGACTGGAGCATTCCCACCAGAGACAGTACCAAATCTTGTAAAAGAAATTACCCGTCTAGCTGGAGTTTCTATGGTCGAATATGGATTAGGTACACCATCAGCTAAAAAGCCCGTAGAGAGCCAATTAGAGGCATCACAGGGTCAAGGAGATATACCAACCATTAACTCAGTAGAACAAAATGCACAAGGAAACAATCAAATTTTATAATAACGAAATCATGAGAAATGAAATCCGTGGTATACTAGAGAGTGAGATTGACAACTTGTCAATAGAGTATAGCAAAGTAGGAAAAGATGGTTCAGGACTGCAAGGAGCATATTTAGCACTTGATTCTGCTTTCCTAAAGATGAAGAAAATCGCAAAGTAGACAGCGTGTCGTTTAGTATAGTTCGACTGAATAAATACATTTAAAAACGCCAGTGGAGGCATTATATCCATTTAAAACATTTTAGCGTTTATGTCACAAGAAAACGAATTTAACGAATCAGAAGTAATTGAAGATGACATCGTAGATGAAGTCGAAGATAACGAAGAAGATTTACAAGAAGAAGACCAAGATGGCTCAGAGGGGGTTGATTGGCAAGCACGAGCATTAAAAGCAGAGGGAGCTATCGTAAAAAGTAAGCAAAACTCTAAAAAGAAAACATCTAAGCCACAGAAAACAACTAACAAGTTTGACTCTCAAATTGATTTACTACGTTTTAACGGAGTAACCTCAGATGAGATTGAAAAACTTAAGAAAATTGCTGTTATGGAAGATATGGACTTAATTGATGCACGTAACTCAGAATATTTTACTATCTGGAAAGACAAGCAAGCTAAAGAAGCTATTTCAAAACAGGCAACTGTTGGAGCATCTAAGCGTGGTCGTTCTGTAACAGAAAATCTTGAACAAGTACGAAAGCGTATTATGGAAGGGAAAGGAACACAGGAAGACTTGAAGCGAGTACGAGATGGTAAATAACAAATTATTTATTTATTAAACTTACTAAACATTACCAATTATGGCAAACACAATTAGTTCAACAACATTTACTCATGAAGCAAAAGAAAACGTATTGCAAATGAATCTAGAGTCAATGACTGTTGCAAAAAGAATTTCTGAATTTAAGTCAGGAGTTAAAGTTATTGAAAATCCTTATACAGACGCTGTAGCAGTTACATTGAACACACCAATGACTGGAGGATATACACCAGCAGATATCACAACTGTAGACGACTCACTTACAGTTACAGATGAAGCTATCTATTCATTCCATATCCGAAACTTTGAGGAAGTATTCTCAGATTTCGATCTTGGATCAAAACATCTATCAATCGCATCTTCAAAACTTGCACAAGCTATTGATGAAGACCTATTCGTACAACTTGCAGCAGGAGCTTCAAATACTATTACAGTAACTGGAGGATTTACGGCAGCAAACGTTATTGAAGAAGTTTCAAAACTATCTGAGTTCTTAGCAGGTTACGAAAGTTCACTTAATGGTTCATACCTTATTATTGATGCTGACCAAATGCCAGCATTCGTAGAGGCAGGAGCACTTAGTGGATTTAATTCTGCTGACTCATTCTTGAACAACGGATTTACAGGGAAAGATTACATGGGACACGAAATTTATGTAGTACGAGGAACACTTCCAGCGACAACTGCACTTGCAGGAATTAAAGGAGCTTCAACTACTGGTACAGGGGTACAAGGGGTAACTCTAGAAGAAAAAGGAGTTTCAGGAAAAACTGGAATGGAATATGCAGCATATGTATACTTCAAGTCAGCTCTATGGCACAACGCTGAAGACTTGGTTGTAAAATACGACCTAGCCGCTTAAGCATTAATCAAATCACTTCGGTGGTTTTTTTATTTGCACAAAATATATACATATGTTATAATTACAGGGTATGATTATTGAAAACAAAAAGCTATTAACATTACTAGAGAAAGAATTGAAGATTGAAGAAAGTTTAAAAGGTGCTAAGGCAGAAGTTGCACAACTTACAGCTCGAATGAAAGAAATCCAAGAAGAAAACAAGGCAGAACTTGAAGGCAGTGTAAAGCTACGAGGAAAAATTGCAAAGATTTTCGTTCCACTTGTATTGAAAAAAAAGGGAGAGTATGAAACATTCAGCCAACCTAAAATCGTAGATGGAAAAGTAGAGGTAGAGTTTACAGACCATAAGCCAAAGACATTAGAGGCAGCAGAACTTGACCTTAAACAACGTATTGCAGAAATTGATAATGGATGGATTAAACACTTAGAAAAATAAGTGTTTTTGTTTGACAAAATTATATTGATATATCATGGTATAATATAGATATGACGTTTACAGAGATTAAAAAAGAGACTCAATTCCTATTAGGTTTTGAAAATGACATTAATTTTGTCAATTACTCGCTAGATGCACTTACAAGACACTCTAATAGGGCGTTGGATGAGCTTACATCTATTATATTAGCAGTGGATGGTTCATGGCAGTGGGATGACAAGAATCACCCAGACTTGCCTATTGCTGTAACTGACGTTGTATCAGGACAAGGGCAATACACAATGAGTGTAAAGCATTTAACAGTATCTCGGCTTGAGATTGATAACGCAGAAGGTAAAGCATCAGTTATGATACCTATTGCTGAGTCTGATATTAAAACACCTATATCTGAACTAGGAGAAGAGACTGGAACACCTATCTATTACGAGAAAGTAGGGGAATCACTATTCTTATATCCTAAACCTAACTATGACTTAGCAGACGGTATGAGAATTTACTTCTCACGACCAGCAAGCTATTTTTTAACAACTGATACTACAAAAGAAGCAGGATTTGCAGAAATCTATCATGAGTTTATTCCATTATGGAATGCAAGACATTACGCATCAAGTCAAGCTGACATGAATGCAACGTATCAGAAAATGGATGCACTATTACAAGATATAATCGTACGAATTAAGAAGTATTACGGATCAAGACGAAGACGTGGGCGACTTACACCTTTTGTACCTAATTCTCTGTAATATGAGTTCTCGAAATACGGAGTGGAGTAACCTACAGCAAGGTGGAGAAGGTACTTGGACTTATAACCAAGATAATCTTTCTTATGATATAGCAGTAGACCCTTTAGCTGAATTATCTGTAAGGTATAACGGACTAGGGACATTAACAGAGTGGACTAACTTAGATTTATTATAATATGGCAACAAATTTTCCAACAAGTAAAGACGTACTAACAAACCCAACAGCTACAGACAAAGTATCTGTTGTTAATCATGCAGACCAGCACGCAAACGCAAACGATGCAATAGAAGCATTAGAAACAAAGGTAGGTATTGATGGTTCAGCAGTAACTACAACACATGATTATAAGTTGTCAAATGTTACAGATGGTGATAAGGCTGTTTCTATAACTGGAACAGAAACACTTACAAATAAAACACTTACAGCACCAATAATGATCTCTCCTGAATTAGGTACACCAGCATCAGGAGTTGCTACAAATTTAACAGGAACAGCAGCAGGTCTTACTGCAGGAAACGCAACACAAACAAGTGCATTAAAATCAGCAACAACTACAGTGAATGTAGATAGTTCAACAGCACCAACATCAGGGCAAGTTCTAACTGCTACAAATGGAACAGCAGCAACATGGGCAACACCATCAAGTGTTTCGGTTGGTTATATACAAGGAATAATGAATGATATTACTGCAGCAACAGACCCTGTTGATTTCAATGGTACTCCCACTATATCATCAGCATCTGATTTCACAGAGTCAGCAGGTGTTATAACTTGTGTAAGAGATGGATTAGTTTCTCTTACATGGAATGTTAATTCATTTAACTCAAGAGGTTTTGACGTATACTTATCTATGGAAATAAATGGTTCAGTACCGAGTGATTTCCAAGCAACTAGAATGCAAGAAAGTCAAAGTAGTTGGACTTTTTCTTTTTCTGGTTTGGTAACTTATACATTCCTTGCCTCTGCAACAGATACTATTGAGTTAAAGTTGACAGGAGCTATGGTTGGAGATACTTTCAAGAGTACATTATCAGCAACAATAATCTAATATGAAACTTACTTCAGAACAATGGAAAAATGGAATATCAAACTCTCAATATCAAGATGTTGTTCACTTAAGAAACATTGCGATAGATGATGTTGGTGTTTTGCGAATAAATAACAAACCAAGTTTAATACATGAACTAGAGGGTACACTACTTGACCTTAGAAAAAACTACTATGATGGTAGTTTTGACTGGTACGCACCAGTAAAGGATAGGTCTAATGGTCGTGGAGCTATTTATCAATCAAAAACTAATGAATATTACGATGGTCATTATTCTGATGTTCAATTTTCAGGTGGAATTTGCTTTAATAGTTACTTCTTACCATTTTCTAATACAGTAAGTGAAGATGCAGGATATTTCCATGATACAAATAATGATGGAGAGTTTAACAACAGAGGTGAGTTCACACCATTACTAAGCTCAGGTACACAGCAAACTTACATTGAGAAAAAACAGACAGTACCAAACGCTAGTGACTACACTATCTTATCTCAAACTCACTATGCTGCAGGTAACGGTACAAACGTAGAGATTAGACTTGTATCTGATAACTCTATAGCTACAACAATTACAGTAGATAATAGTTTACTAGTTAGGGTTGATAATACTCATATAGGTATAATTAACCAGCCTTCAAACAGTGCAGGGCTTTTGTCTGTATATGAATGGTCTACAGGAACTTTTAAAGATTCAATAGCTTTAGGTTATAATAATAATGATGATTTTAAGAATTTACAAGCTACATATAGAAGTAATGGTAGAATTGTATTAGCTGCACAGGTAATATATGAAGAAGGAAGTGGTTATTTACACCGAATTGAATTTGATTTATTTGAGTTTGATGGTACAACAATTTCCTCTGACGGTGGTCAAAGTTACTACGAAAGAACAAAAGATAATGATAATTTTAGATTTGACTTCTTTATATCAGGTATAGGTACTTCAAGTAATGGAAGAATATTACTTGCAATTAAGGAAATAAGAGATAGTGGAGATTTTTACACAGCTTTTGTATTCAGTAAATCAGGTTTTAATACTTGGAATGTCTTAACTTCACTTACTTTAACAAGAGCAAACTTTGGTCCATTAGCACAAATTGACGATACTAGGTCAATGCTACTTGGGTCAAATGGTTCAATCTTATCATGGGTAGAGGGAACTGACACATTGGTTACGTTCAATAGTAATATTGGTAGACCAGTTGGTGAAGTACAACAAGCATGGGGAGCTAATGGGTTCTTACTATTAAGGTCCAACACAAGCTCACTAGAGGGCGTGTATGAGCTTATAGAAGGTTCTATTGCTTACACACCAGCAATACTAGGTCAAGATGATTTTATCTATTACGCTAATGGAAGCAACGTGGCTTCAATACAAGAAGTTGCAGGAACAGTCTTTGACCCAACTGACGATGAGACTTATCTAGTAAACCTAGAAGCACTAGATTTACCACAATCAACAATAATTACTTGCTTTGGTGAGGTTGAAAAATACCTTGCTATTGGAACTAAAGGTGGGAAACTTTACTTTTGGGATAGACTAAGTGGTCAATTTGAATTCCCAGTTAATATAGGTGAACCGATTGCTAGTATTGGAAATAAAAACAACTTATTGCATATAGTAGCTCAGGACTCAGGTAACGTATACGTTGCAAACTTATCATCTTTTCAAAAAATTAAAAACCTTGCTTCTTTGACATTTCAAAGATTTGGGGTCTACTCTAATGGTATGGAGTTCTTTGATGATGGTGTTTATATAGGAGCAGAAGTAACACAAGACGAAACATATACTGGTATTTGGATATATAGAAACGAAGCATGGACATTAACATCTACAGATACAGCAGTAGAAGACATTATGAAGTCTTCACCAGAAGAACTTATATTTGCAACTAATGAAAAGATATATTCTAACTTAATTTCTGGTTTACCAGTTGCTAGTTGGTCTAATGATGAAGCATATATAATAACAAGAATGACACAGGAAGGAACTGTAACTAATAAATCAAAAGATAGTAAATTCTCAATATACTTTGATAATAAATTTGCACAAGGTGAATTTGTAAAACTATACTACAGATCAACAACAAGTGGAGATTGGAACTTTATTAAAAAAGTTACAGGATTAGAAATGGGTGAATTAAACGGATTACATTCATTTTCATCTCAATTATCAATACCAAAACTAGAACAAGTACAATACAAGATAGTGTTGAATACTTTGTCAGGAATGGTTAAGTTTGAAACTAATTAATATGGATAATATAAGATTTAATGTAGCTGGCTTAAAAACAGTAGAAAGACATACCCATAATGGTGCAGATTCACCAAAGATAAATTTTAAAAACTTAAACATACAAAAGCAACCTAAAGATAATGGTAATGAGTATTTGTTTAATGGAGAAGCTGTATTCGATGGTCCAGCTACTGGTTATCCAGGCTCAGCACCTCAAATAACATTTGATGAAGGTGTAATTAATCAGGCTTCTGTAGCATTAGTTAATGCTTGGGTTAATGATACTCAAGAATTGCTAATTGATTTAATAAAAAGACAAGAAACTCACTCAAGAGTATTTGTATCTAACGGATTTGCAGGTATTACACAAAACCCTGCATCAGATGCTTATGACCCATTATTCACTTACTTCGACCGATAATAATTATGAACGATAAAGATAAAACAACATTTGATACACAGGCTATAAATGACGTTACTCAAACGAGTGGCGTTATTCCTGCGAGTACAGTTACAGCACCACAACCGACACTTGTTGTACCTGAAATTAACATGAAGGAGTCAGCACCTATAGCTAATCAAGCTGTACAGTCAGCTCAAGCTCAAACAGAAGAGCAAACAAACCTACAAAATC